AACCCACTTATCCTTACTCAGTTTAGCGATATAATGACTTATTCCAAAATAGAATAATGACCAAGCGATAAAGTACCCCAATAGTTCTAAGGCTGAAATAACCATTTACAGGCCTTTGGGTCTAAGGCCTAAACGTGATGGTCCCACTAATTCAAAACCCTCAGGAAGTATAAGTGGCGTTGTACCTATTGAAATGGTTATTTTTTTCGCTATCGGTTTCATTGGTTCTGTAATCCCCGAATCTTGAGCCAATTTTAACATTGCAATTATCGCGCCTAAATTCATCTTTTCACGTACTTGTCGTAAAAGTCACGAGCTTCTCCTTTGAATAATACAGGACCTACTCCCGGAAGTATAACCTCCCCCACAGCTTCGTTTAAATCTTTTATGAAAGTCACGGTATCAATAGCTTCCTCTACGCCTTCAGGAATTTTAATTCCAAGCGTAGGGTCTTGTTTTCTCAAAGCCTCAATAATTATAGGTAATACTAGAGGCAGAGATGCAACCGCGATTCCTCCCAGTATAAGTTTAGGGGTATTTTCATTGGCTAAAAGTGTATTGATGTTTTCGTGTATCTTGTATCTGGATAAAGCGTCACGTTCTGCCGCCGTGAGCTTTTGAATCTCCACGTCTATTGGTACTGCTTCGTAAGCCATTAACGCCTCTTCTTCTTGCCTGCGGGGGTTTTCCTGAAAGCGATCGCCATCTTCTTTAGATTCAACTTACCGTTACGATATCGGAAGCGTGGTTTCTTGCTGTTAGCCTTAACGTATTTGTTCCATGCTGATAGTTTACGCTTAGGTTTTGGTTTGCGAGGGTCAGGCCCAAAGTCAATAGGCATGTCTTCTCTACCAAAAGTTTGACCTCTGATTCTGGTTCCACATTCAGGGCAATACTTGGGCATCACTGCACCTCTTTCCCTTCTAGAACTACTGTCATCAACCCTGTGGGGCCCTGTGCTAGTATCTTCATTCCTGTATTGGGCGGTATAGTATAGTATAAGTTAGGGAATTGGGGCCCGACACCTGCATCGATGATCAAGAACTTGCTAACGTGCAGTGCTTCCCCGTTACCCTGTACGGTCCAAGAAAGCGCATCTCCCGCAGAACATCCGCTATAATCGAGAGAGACGTTGGTGACGACACTATAGAACCTATTAGGAGAGATAAAATCTAATAAGGTTGTACCGCCTGCGGTTAATGCTTCTAGACCACTCCATGCAAATACATGATCACCAAAGAAGTTCAGGGTCGGCCCCGTCGAAAGTGTCATTTACTGTATACCGTGCCTTTCATTGTAGCGGTCTGGTCGCGGCCGGTACTACTACTTTCATTCTCTGCTAGTAATTCAACTCTTGTAAAAGGTGGTAATATCAGATAAATTTGTGGATCCATATAAGTGGCTCCGCTTGTTGACTCGCTCACCTCATAAGTGGTAATTATTTCCCCATTCATTTTTACGGTATAACGCATATTATCCCCTGACAGTTCTGCATAATAAAATTGGATAATAGCATCTATTACTTCGCTACCTGTTGTAAAATCTGCTAATGTAGTTGATGCGTCGGTAACTGCTACTATACCGCTATGAGCGTAAGCAAACTTACCAACATATCTAACGCTCGGTCCGGCTGAGGCTGAATCTTGCGGGCCATAACCAACACCTTCAGGCATTGTTCAATTTACTCGAATGTGATCGTACAGCTTGAATCGATAGTGGCAGCAGTTGTTACCGCGACTTGGATATCCAAAGTATTACCAGAAGTTACACCCAGTGCGGTCTTTTCTTGAACTACACAGTTTGCCACTCCAGTACCACCACTTGCGGCCTGTGCGATCGCAGGACCCATAAAGGTCGCGTCTCCTTCTTGGAGCGCCGTTCCTGTTAACTTGAATCCTGAACAGAAGTCAGCTCCAGTTCCTACACTACTAACTCCCATTGATATAGAAGATATTTGTGATACTCCAGAAGGCACAACAAGACTGAGTCCCGATGATGCAAACTGATTATTCATGCTCTGGAAAGAAGTTGTGGCTGAAAGTGCCGCTTCTGTCCGTGTTACTACTATTGCCATTGTTTATGCCCTCACTTTAATTGGTCCAAGACTAGCCAATACTGGCGAACCTCGGGAAAAGGAACGTACAGCCGCCTTTGCCAAGAACGCACCGACGAGGGTCTTGGTTATAGCTTGCTTGTTTGATTTTGCAGACTTCGATAAAGTCGTTAATCCTGAATTAAGATCACCTGCTAAAAAAGACTTCATTGCAGAACCTGCATTAGTCTGTTCTAAAAGAGCCAAAGCGGCCCCAGTTTCAATTACATTTATTCCAAAAGAACGAGAAGGTTTCCTTCTTGCTCTTGCACGTCGTCTGACCATGCTGTGCCGACAAGGTTTTGCTATTTAACGTTGTCTCTGTACTAGTGCTTTAATGTATTCGGTCTTTTCTGTTTTACAAACTTCGCATACCCAGTCCATATCTACAAGATCGTAACCGCGACGTTCACCACATTTATGGCACTGTCCCGCAGGTTTACGCTCTTTCTGTTCTTCTCCTCTGGCTTTAAGCATAGCCTTTCTAATTAATGCGTTTACAAATAAGGAAACATTCATATCCTTTCTCTCCGATTCCATTTTAAGATAAGCTACTTCTTCAAGTCCTAAAGTAAAAGCCTTGCTAACCTTAAATTCATTCTTTCTACCCATACTTGTACCACGCACCTTCGGCCGGTCTGGTCATCTCAACCCATACCTGACAACAATCTGGGCAATACATGAAAGGATCGCCTACAACATCCCTGACGTAAGCTAGCTTTTTGTTGCACTTATCGCAAATCATTTTTCACCTTTGCCGATTCTCCACACACAACACAATACAATGAATGTGGTATCTTCTTTCCAAATATATATCTGGCCTCCTTGAAAAGGTGGCCGTCTTGCTCACATCTACTTTCAAAATCTTTAAGCATTTTATCTCTCCACACATAGACAGACGAAGCCACTATATATAATTATAATATAATTCTATTAATAATAAATATCCATTAATAAAAATAAATAAAAATAAGCCTATACATATAAATATAATTATAATATAATAATAATAGTACTACTTTAACCCTAGCTTAGCTCTGTTCTGGGGCTGTTTTACCCCTACTTCGGGGTCATTCTGGGTCTTTAGTAGCCCTTCTAGGCCGCTTCTTTTCATTAACATCTCTGCGACTAGCCCCATTATGGGGTTATCTTTTGTTATTGCTTTGATTGTACTTTGGCCTGTAGACTCATCCATTTTTTTGCTAGCCGCACCCAGAGAACCAAAAAAAGAAGATTGAAAAGTCTCAAGCATTCCGTGGGTCCGTTCTTCTATCTCGTCTATGATGGGTTCAAGAATTAATAAGAGATCATCATCACTCTCGGATGATTTCGCCCACTCAACCCACTTATCCTTACTCAGTTTAGCGATATAATGACTTATTCCAAAATAGAATAATGACCAAGCGATAAAGTACCCCAATAGTTCTAAGGCTGAAATAACCATTTACAGGCCT